ATTTATATAAACAAATTGTAATAGAAAGAAAGGTAGCAAATATTTCAGCTTTTATTGGTACCCCAAAAAATAAGTATGGTCAATTTAAACAATTTACTAAATCATTACCCTCTGAAGACCCAATGTATATGGATGGTAGAGATGGTAAGTTAACTATTCACAATAGGCAATATGATAGACCTATAACTAAAACATATACATATTTTGGTGGAAATGGTGAATTATTAAGTTTTGAAGTAGAATCTAAGACAAATAGAACTTCAACTTCAGTAGCTCAAAGTTCAGATATAACCCCAGACAAAAATATGGATAATGTAACTGTACAAGCCCATGAAATAACCGATGAAACTAAGGGGGAAGAGGGGAAAGTAATTTTATATCAAGGTGAAGAAGAATCATGGTTTAAGAAATTATTAAATCTTTTATATTATGGTACCAGTTCTTCTATGTTTGAGGTTTTTTCTGGTAGAAGAAAATTGGGTAAAGCAGAATCTAAATATGGTGGTACAAGTAGTATAGAACATACTCAACAATATTGGAACAATAATATATCTCAATCCAATTTATACTATGCTAATCAGTATTATGGGGAAGCTATAAACCCTTTATTAAGTAATAATAATCTTAATGATTATAAATCATTTGATTCAACAGAGGATGCTATTCAATATTATAACAGTAATCCAGGTATAACTTCTGAAGAGTTAGAAAACTATATTAAAGAAACCCAAAGGGTTTATAATAGTAGGGATAAATTTTACCAAGGTGCTAAAAATCTTACAGACCAAGAACTTGGTGATATATTACACAATCTTGATAAATTCCCACCTTTTAAATTTAAAAGAAAATTTTTGCTTAGATTATATATAGACCCACGTAATCCAAACCCACAAGCTTTAGAGATTGTAAATAATAAGACCTTTGGTATGTCTTTTTTGGATTATTTAAATACCAGAGGAGATATGGCTGTAATATCTGTTAATAATGCTACTGATGGAGAAATAAAATATTACACATATAATACTGTTAGGTTAGTAGAACAAGAATTTACTATTGATGGGATTAAAGCTTTAACCTCAGAGGTAAAATTAAACTCCAAATTCAGTATGGGTAATGATGTTATAAATTCAGTGATAAATAGGGTTGAAGCAACTGCTAGAGTAGTTGGAGACCCAATTATTGAATCATCAATGAATATAAATATATTGAATGTTTCAAAAAGATTTTCTGGGGTTTGGTATACCAAAAAAGTTAGTCATAATATAAATCCACAATCTGGTTATATTTGTGATATAGAATTTGTTCGTAAAGATAAAACCATAAGTAAAACAGTAATTAAAGCTTCTACTGCAACTAATAATTTAGTTGAAAAATTAAGACAAAATGTTAGAGAAGCAGAAAAAGCTGGTAAAAACCCAGGCACTGCTAGGTCAAAATTGGAAATTTTACTAGAAAATGTTAGAGAAGCTAACCCATTAGGTAGTATTGTAGCTACACCAGGTGAAAATAGTAATGAATATAAGATATATAATGTTGAACATCCCAATGGGTATGTTGATAACCTAGATTTTTTATCTACTAAAATAGATGTTAATAAATTAAATGAAGAGGAGATGTAATGGATAATAGTAATTTAGGATTAATAATTCAAGAAAATGGCTTAGAGTATTTAGGTAGATATTATTCAACTTATAGAGCTATTGTTATTAATAACAATGATGAGTTGAATATGAATAGAGTTCATGTATACATACCATCAGTACAAAATGGTATTAAGATATGGGCCTTACCTAAATCCACCACTATTGGAGGTTGTTTTCATGGATTAAAGTTAACTACCCCATTAGTTGGAGAAGTTGTATATATAGAATTTGAGGGTGGTGACCCATTAAGACCACTATGGTCTTATCATGGTTGGGCAACCGGAGAAACCCCAGATGATTTAAAAGATAATAATTCAATAGGATTGGTTACCCCAGAGGGTAATAAGATATTCATAAAAGATATTGATGGGGAGCTTTATATACAGACTAACTCCAAAGTAAATATATCAATAGTAGAAGGACCAAGTCTTAAAATGACACAAAAAGGTTTTACATTTAATTTTGGTGATGATTTTAGTTTAAAGAAAACATTAACCCAAATATTAGATGCTATACTTCAGTTAACAGTAACTACTGGGGTTGGTCCTTCTGGTACTCCAATAAATGCACAAACTTTTACTGATATTAAAAATTCACTTGATAATTATTTAGAGGAATAGAAATTATGTTAGTAAAACAAACAATTAAATCAGAAATAAAATCTGCTTTTACAGAAGTAATGAATCAAGCAGATGATGATAGGGATGGAGCATTAGATAAAGTATCAGATAAATTGGCAGATGCCATTATTAATGCTATTAAAAGTGCTACCATTACATATACTACTGGTCTAGTAACTTCAATGGGTCCAGTAACTGGTACATTTGGTAATACAATATCTTAATAATTTAATATTATGAATCTAGAACAACTCAACTATATAGGAACTGGTCCATATTTCCCAATAAAATTAACCACAGTGTTAGATGAAAATGGGAACCCAGAACAAGTTGTACAACCAGATGGTACAATTGTAAATAAAATCTCTTGGAGAAACCTAAAAGGAGATATTAATCTTATAAAACAGAACCTTACTTCTCTTTTCACATATCAATTAGGTCAAAGGATAAGGCAAGAATATTTTGGGTCTAGAGTGTGGGAGTGTATTGAAGAACCAAATACTCAAGCCTTATCCTTCATGATAAAAACCTTTGTGAAAAATTCCATAGTTTCCTGGGAACCAAGGATAACAGCCTTAGATGTTCAATCAGAAAGAGTATATGATAAAATCCATATACAAATTAGGTTTGCAATCCAAAATCAAACTCAAATAAGTGAATTAAATTTTGAATATAATCCATCAAATAATACCATCAATGTCAACTAGTAATAATTGGTTAAATCCTTATCAAAGGTCTTTTAATGATATTAAGGCTAAATTAATATCCGAATTAAGATTACAAATCCCAGAAATAACTGATTATAGTGAAGGGAATATATTTGTAATCATAATATCCATTTTTGCAGCTATTGCAGAAGTAATTCATTATTATATTGATAATATGGCAAGAGAAGCATTTCTTCCAACTGCTAGAAGATATTCTTCTTTATATAAACATGCCAAACTAGTAGATTATCATATTAAATCCGCAATTCCAGCTACAGTAGATGTTGTTCTATATAAGAATGATGATACTCCAATTGGTCAGGATATAACAATTCCATTAAATACTGAATTTACATCTTCAGATGGTAAAACCTGGATATCCACAAAAACTGTTATTTGGTATAAAGACTCCTATTATGTAACTGTACCATTAGTACAACAAAAATCAGTTGGGGTACCAGATAGAATCCAATTAGGAAATATATTATCACCAGATTCCATAATATATATAACCGATATACCCTCAGACCAAAAATATGTAGAAGGTTCAATGAATCTGTATATCAATGATGAACCTTGGATTTTGGTAGATACCTTTGCTTATTCTTCATCAAGGGATAAAGTATATAAAGTAGAAATAGATGAACAAACCAGACCATATATAAAATTTGGTGATGGTCAATTTGGTATGAAACCAGAATATAATGCAACCATAGAAGCTTCCTATTCATTAACCTATGGTTCAGCTGGTAATATAGCTACCAATAATTTTACTACTGTACCACAAGATATTCAAGTTATAGACAATAAGATTACAATTAATAATGTAATCCCAGCTACTGGTGGTTCTGACTATGAAACTTTTAATATGTTAAAAAATCATATCCCTTTATCAATAAAAACCCTTGGAGTAGCAATTACTAAAGAAGATTTTGAAGCTATTGCCAAAATGGTTGGTGGGGTAGATAAAGCTTATGCAAATTATGTTTGCGGAAGATATGTAGAAATTTATATAACCCCAGATGGTGGAGGGGAAGCTTCTAGTGCATTATTAGATTCTGTTGAAAAAACAATATCCAAAAGTAAAGTAATTACTACTAGCATAGAAGTATTATCTACCCATAAATCACAAGTATTTTTGGATATAACCATAACTGGGAAAAAATCCTTTAAATCTAATGATATTTCAAATCAAGTAAAGAAAGCTTTAACTACAGCTTATGATTACAATAATTCAGATATAAACAAACCAGTAAGATTATCAGATATATATGCTTTAATTGATAATCAAAGTATGGTTGATTATCTTACCATAAATAAATTATATCAACTACCATACCCAATTCCTCAAAAAAATACGAGTTTACCATTAAATATTTCATATTTTGTTCAAAACATAAATCCAGTTACTACTGGTGAAGAATATATAGTTATAGTAAATGCATTTTTTGCTAATAAACGTTATGATGTTTTAATACAAAAATTCTATGGGGAAGGTTCAGATAATAGAATATTAGGTAATGGTTCTTATGGGGAGGTGATAAATGTATTAGATTTAGAAACCCAAACAAAAATAATATTTCAAATCACTATAAATAAACCATCAGAAAATCTGGATTATGGTAATAATGATAAATATGAATTAACATTATTACCTATGAATCAGGATTTATATCCATTATCCTATCAAATTCCAATCATAGAAAATCAAAATATAACCTTATCAATAAATGAAGTCGTTTAAGAGTTTTAAACAATGGGTATTTCCTAATTTATTCCCAGCTTATTATAAGGATTATGATACTTATAAAGATAAGAATGGGAAAGGTATTCTGGAAAGATTCATAGAAGTATGTTCAAATTATCTAGATACTGATATTATACCAGATATAGATAATTTTATGGATATATTAGATGTGGATGTTACCCCTGATATATTTCTGAATTATTTTTGGGAATATTTTGATTATATACCCTATGCTTATGGGGTATTAGTAAAAGGTGTACCTTTTACTAAAGAAAATGTAGCTAGTTGGTTAAATACTCCAGATGGATTTCCAAAAGCAGATACTAGAAGTATTTTAAAATATGCAGTATCTTTATATAAAATAAGGTGCACTCAGGATTTTTATACAATACTTAGTAGATTTTATGGAGTAAGATTTGAATTAGAAGAAATTCTATTCGAGGACGGATATAGTAATAAACCAAGTAATAATCCTGGTATTAACTATAGACTTATAGGCGCTGTATTCGAGGACGTAGTAAGTACTTATAGTGGAGAAAATGAATACTATGGTGATTGGAAAGGATTATATCCATATGGTGATTGTACATCATGTACTACTATAAAAGCCAATATCTATATTCCAAAAGGTATGTATGATGCTATTCAGGATAATATAGATAATGTAAAAAATGCTTTTGTCAATTTACTCAATAAATACATACCAGTAAATGTAAAACCATTCACGAAAGATACCATAGAATTAATTTCAGAAATACCTACAATTATACCAATAGAAATAGAACCTCAACAAAATTGACCCAATTATGTTATCCATCCTACTTCAAACTGAAAACCTTAACAATTTAACTGAATCAGTTAATAAAGTTACTGATTCCTCTATTAGAATTGCCCAAGCTGCAAATGATTTTGGTGCATTAAGAGTAGCCTTTGGTGTATTTATGATTTTTATAATCATAATTGTAATATTGTTTATATGGCAAATATTTGTATTATCTGGCAAATTAAATACCATATATGGAGCAGCTGTCAAAACTACTGAATATTTTGAAACTTCTGCAGAAGGGGATATTGGTCCTTCACAAGCTCAAGTAATAGTGAGAAGAAATTTTAATAGTTTAAGTCAAGCAATTAAATATTACATTCTTAGAATAAGGCTAGAAAACCATATAGACGATAAAGATAAAATAAAAGTAAAAATAGATAGGTTAGTTAGAAATGAATTTTCAGAACTAACCACATATCTATCAAACTTTAAGTGTAATAAAAAGGTTTTAAGTTTTATAGTAGAAGATGATGATATTCAAATGATTGAAGATTTTATTTTTGAACAGGTATATATACCAAAAAATGATTTTACCATATCCAATATGGACCAATCAACCTCTATATTTATAAATGGTCTAAAGCTTTCATATATTAAGAAAATACCACAATGAGAAAATTGATAGTTATATTAGACCCAGCACATGGGTCAGATGTAAAAGGTAAACGTTCACCAGATGGTACCCATTTAGAATATATATGGAGTAGAGAAATATGCAAAAAACTAAAAGATAGGCTTATCCTAAATGATTTTAGGGTTAAATATACAAATGAAACAGAAAATGAAATAGGCTTATCAAAGAGAAAAGAAATTGCAAATAATATAAAATCAAGTCCTGGTGAATATAAATTTCTAGTAAGTTTGCATAATAATGCTGCTGGGGATGGTACCCAATGGTTAAATGCAAAAGGGTTTGAAATTTATACTTCAAAGGGGCAAACCATTTCTGATAAATTTGCAACCATTATTTTTAATAATTTAAAAAAGGATTTTCCCGGTATAAATGCAAGAGCAGATTATATTGATGGTGACCCAGATAAGGAAAGTAATTTCACAGTATTAATGGGAAACTATTATGCTGTTCTAATAGAATGGTTATTCCAGGATAATAAAGAAGAAGTAATACTTCTAAAAGATAAAACCATTAATTCCAGATTAGTGGATTCTTTAGTAAATTCACTGATTGAAATAGATGAACAATTATAACTCATTCTTTTGTTACCATAGTTGAGTTGATGGTGAGGGTAATTTGGGTGACCAAGTTGCCCTCTTTTAGCGTTTAGAAAAATGTTCCTTTGCTTCTTTAATTGTATTCTTAATATGGGTTCTCATATTGCTTATATAATCAGCTGCTCTTTGTGTTTTTGGTAATTCAAAGTATTCAATTAAATTCAAGGTTGATAATTTACCATGAGCTTCTTTCATTTTTTCTTTGAGAAACATTGGAGGGTCCAATTCTGTAACAAATATCAGATATTCATCAGGGGTTAATTTTTCTCTCATATATTCATGGAGCATATTAGAGAAATTATTTTCTTCTGGTTCATTTTCAATAATATCCTTTTCTTGATTATCATCTTTATCTTCTTTACTATTGTCAAATAATTCCTCAAATGAAGTTAATTCCTGATTAAATTCTGCTTGTCTAGTATAAGCATTCCTAAGTAATTTGTTCTTAAAAATTTGTAGGGAAGTTATTAATGTAGCTTTTAATCTATCTTCAGTATATTTATCCTGATATTTATTATATACATATAAGAATTTATCCCAAAAATAACTTTGAATTATATCTTGACTAACATTGAATCTTCTAGAATCAATATTTTTAGACAACTTTTTAATTAGTGGTTTACAGATTTTATACATTCTTTCAAATTCTTCCCTGTTATAATGGGTAAATTCTTTTATTCTATGAATTTCTGAACCATTAGTACCTTGTTTACTCATAACTTAATAGATTAATTATTTAACAATGCAAATATATATAATAATTTTATCACTTGTATGAAAATATATCAACTTTTTCACCCTATGTGTTGATTTTTATAAAATTGAAATATAAATGAATCTAGAAAAGACTACTCATAGATACAACTTTCATATATGTAAAGACATGGCAACTAAATTTAAAAAGAAAATTAATCAGAGTGATAAATTCACTTTTACCATTGACTTCCAACTGGAAGTTTTAAGGTTCCTAATACAAAATAAGGAATCAGTTTTAATTATTCAAAAAATAAAACCAGGTTACTTTACTCTAATAGAACATTCAATAATAATGGAATCATTATTGAAGTTTCATAGAAAATATGGAAAGTTACCAAGTGAAACCTTGTTAAAAGAAACCTGTAACTCATTATTAAGTGGTAAGGACTTTGTTGATTTAGTTACTAAGGAAGATATCCCAAATATTAATAGGATAATAAATAACCTATATTCAATACCATTAAGGGATTCAGATGTTATAAAGGAGAACATATTTAAGTTCATAGCTTATATAGAAATGAAAACCCTAAATGAATCCATGGATTTCACTAATTTTAATCTATATGAGGATTACCAAAATAAGGTATCAAAAATAATCAGAAATTCAAAACCACAGAAAAAAGATGAACCATTATATATGGTTGGTGGAACAGTGAAAAGACAATTAATGAGAAGAGTTGACCCAGATATAATCCCCACTCCATACTGGCAATTAAATAACCTATCAAATGGTGGGGGATATTCTAAGGGTAGTATATTTGTAATATTAGATAAACCAAAAGCCAAGAAAACATTTGCATTAATAAATATATCAAGAGGATATCTTACCATGAAAAAGAATGTATTATATATTGATACCGAGAATGGTAAGAATCAAATCATGGAGAGAATGGTTCAATCAACTCTTAATAAAACCAAAAAAGAAATTGTATCTGGTGAACAAGATAAACTTGAACAGAGACATATGAGAAAATATAAAAGGTTAGGGGTTGAATTTATAGTAGAAAGGGTTCCTGCTCTAGTATCAGATGCAAATGTTATTAAAGGTATAATAAAGAAAATAGAAGCAGATACTGGAATAAAGATTCACATATTAATGGTTGATTATGCAGCTAAATTAGCTTCTATATCAAAAGATAAAGATGATACTGAACGTATAAATAATGTTTATATAGATTTGGATAATCTGGCTTCAGAATTGGAATTAGAAGCAATTTGGACTGCACAACATGTAAAAAGGGAAGCATCAAAAAGAAAAGGTACTAGATATGAGGATAATGATATTGCAAGTGCCATATCAATAATAAGAAATGCCCAATGTATTATTGGTTTAAATTCCACTGATGATGAAGAAGAACATGGGATTCAAAGAATGGAGATTGTAGTACAAAGAGATGGTAAATCCCATGGTAGATGTTTATTTAATTTTGATAGTGATAGGCAAAGATGGAAAGAGTTTTCAAGGGAAGCTAGGGAGAAATATGATAAAACTCTTGGTAAAACTGTAGATGAAATGATTAAAAAAGAATCAACCAATGGGGTAGTAAAAAAATCAAATCCAATAGCAGACCCAGAAAAAGCAAATCATAAAGGAGGAGATATTTAATGTCAAATTTAACTAACGAGTTCAAAGGTAAACTTAAAAAATATTTTCATGTAAAATTAGGGGCATTTACTTATAGACATGGTTGGGATAAATGTAAATGCCCATATTGTGGTAGAGATGGTAAATTTGGAATAAATATATCCAGAAATAGGTGCAATTGTTTTAGGTGTGGAGAACACCCTTCACCCATACAATTAGTAATGTATCTTGAATCAGTAGATACATATGCAGAAGCTATAAAGATACTTAATCAAGCAAAGTATGATGGTTATATATTTAAGGAAGAAAAGGTAGAATTAAAATCCAGAAAAGATTTATATTTACCAGAGGGATTTAAATTATTAACTGTTGGTAATTCTGAACTTGCTAAATCAGCAAGAAATTATGTAACTAAAAGAGGGTTTAATGTAAAAGAAGTTGCTATGTCTGGTTGGGGTTATGGGACTCAGGGTAAATATTTTGGGTATCTCATAATCCCTTTTCATGAAAATGGTAAATTAGTGTATTTTAATGCCAGATTATTTATAGGCAATGGTCCAAAATATAATAATCCAGATGTATCAGATACTGGATTAGGTAAATCCTTTATTATATATAATAAAGATGCCCTTTATATGTATAAAACTGTTTATTTGTGTGAAGGTGCAATAAATGCCCAAACTATGGGGGAAAAAGGAATTGCATCTGGTGGAAAAGCAATATCCAGATACCAGGTAAATGAGATTATAAAATCCCCAGTGGAAAGGGTTATCATATTATTTGACCCAGATGCAAAAGATAGAGCAATAGATTTGGCATTTAAACTTATAAATTATAAAAAGGTAAAAATTATATTCTTACCGGAAGGTAAAGATGTAAATGATATTGGTAAGAAAAAAACCATGAAATTCATATATTCCCAACGATATCTAGATTATCAGGAACTATTAGAATTAAAATTCAAATATAAGATTTAAATGAGAGAACCAAGTATTCACATATCAAAATCCATTTTCATTAAAATCCTTAAAAAAGAGGGTGTTAAAATTTCCCAATCCAAAATAGATTCCATATTTACTACAGCAAGAAATTATTCCCTGGACCATCGTTCAATATTAAAGAATAATAAAAAGAACCAAAAAATATTATCTAGAAGAACTCAATCAACAGTTGGTAATGCAAATATGTTAGCAGATATAATATATTCTGTTAGGATAAAATTAAAACATGTGGGTGTTACTAAAATAAAACAAACAGATAATCAATGGGCTCAAATAAGGGAATTGGTACCAATCATAGATGAATTTTGTTCATATTATAAATTCCTTAATAAAAGACAAGGGTATATTCAATTTGTAGAAATAGGATTAAACTTAATGGGTAATTCAAATAGACCAAATTATAGTTATTGTGCAAATTGGATGCTACAAAAAGCAAGTTGGATATCAACTTATTATGGGGCAATAAAAGAAATATCAGAAGACAATTATAAAGAAGAAACCAATGAAATTTATAATTGTTATATAAATAAGATACTAGAGATGACTGGAATTAGCAATAATTATAAGAAAAATCCAACTGATTATGTTAATTTCATTCATGCAAGAAAATTAGCTGATAAAATTGGGGTTGATTACAAAATATTTATGGATTCCCAATTTGAGGCTTTATCTTTTTGTAATGGTATTCCAAAATTGGAGGATTTGGGAAATGAAAAAGCCCAACAAAGGTTAACCCAATTTATTTCAAAACATGGTTTAATAATAAGAAAGAAAATCAATTTAACCCAAAATGACTGGGATTCATTTAAAAAATAACTTAATATGGTAGAGATAATAATAAAGAACTGTAATCAGTGCCAATTAAACGGTTCTAGAAAAGAATTAATGAAATTGTATGATACTTTTAGGATTAAGCATCCAAATGCTTGGCATATCACTAGATTCCAAAAAGGGAAATATCAATGGGATGGTTATATAAAATATATATCCTCTTATGGTGAATTTAAAATAGGGTTATTACCTATGGTATATAATACTCTAAAATCTTGGGGAGTTGAGGATATAAAAATAACCGATAAAAGAATAATCCCAAATATTGAACCAATAATCCCAACTCAATTGGGGGCAAATTATAACCCCATTAAATTATATCCAAGACAAATACAAGCTATAAAAACTTTATTGAATAATAAAGTAGGTGATACACCTTTTCTTATATGTGCTGGGGATTATTCTGTTGGATTTGGTAAAACCCTTTTATTTTGTGCTTTATATAAAGCTTATCAAGGTAATTTACCAACAATCCTACTTTTAAATGATTCGGATTTGTTTAATCAATTTAAAAGAGAAATTCCTGAACTTTTACCAAATGAGGATATTGCATTTATCCAAGGTTCTAAATGTAATAGATGGGGTAAATTTAATGTGGCAATGGTCCAAAGTATATCTAAGAATATAAGGCAATATCAACAAAACCTATTAGATATAAGAATGGTTTTAATTGATGAAGCAGATATCATAGATAATAAAACTTATCAAACAGTTATATCATATCTTTATAATTCTTTCATAAGAATTGGGTTAAGTGGTACCATTTATATGAATGAAAGAAAAAATGGGATTGTTCATAATATGAATGTAAGGCAATTTATTGGGGATGTGGTAGACCAAGTTAAATTATCAGAACAAATTAAAACAGGTAGAGCAACTAAAGTTATTGTTAAAATGATTTATACTGGTATAGGGGAAAAGGTATCAAATGATTATCAAAGAGAATATAAATTAAATATTATTGATAATAAAGAATCCTATAAACTTTCATTTTCTAGAATGCTTTATAATTATAAATATGGAAGGGTTCCAATGGTTATATTATGCAAATTTATTGACCATTGTGAGGATTTATATAAATATTATACTGAAAGGATTAATAAAATGGGGTTACCTTTAAGGGTTGCCTATTTACATCACAATGTAAAAGGTAGAGATAAAATATTAACTGATATAAGGGAAGGGAATATAGATATTCTAATATCCACTACAGTTATTGCAAGAGGTAAAAATATACCTACTTTACAATATCTTCAGAATATTGCATCAATGGATTCCCAAGAAAAATCCATTCAAATTTTGGGAAGGTTAGTTAGGAAACATGAATCCAAAAATAAAACCTACCTTGATGATTTTATTTTTGAAGGTACCTTTTTAAAAAGGCATGGCAATCATAGAAAAGTTTATTACCAAAAACAAGGATTCAAGGTAATAAAAATAGAATACACAAAAAAAGTATAATAGTTAGTTACTAGTAATATTGGTCAAATTATTAACTAAGTTTAACTTATGATATATAAAAAGTAAATTCTTTGAAGACTAAAAGTAGATTATATTTTAAATATTTAAATATTAATCAGGCTATTAGCTATATACATATACAGGCTAATAAATATTTATCAGGCCATAAATATATTCAGGCTATTAGCCTGAATATATTATCTAGGTAGCAAGCTACCTAGATATTAGCTTATTAGAGTATATGGTCTTTTTTCTTTTCTTTTTTTGGTTACTTTTTTTCTTTTCTTTTTTGAACATAGAAATTTACAAGGTACCATAATAAACTTGAAAAAACCTATTATCATTTGGAAAACTTAAAATTCAAAACTAATGGCAAAGAAACAAAAACAAAAGGAATTAATAAAACTTGAAGATACAGATATATTGAAACCAATTGATATTTCTCAAATAGGTTCAAATGGGGACCCATGCTTTGGAAAAGAATATAACCTATCAACCAAGGAATGCAAGATGTGTGGGGATTCAGAATTATGCTGCATAAAATTTGCAGAGTTAATTGGAAAAGATAGAAAACAATTGGAAAAAGAGAATGAATTTAAGGACTTAGAAAATCTAGTAGATTTAAAAGCAGTGTCAAAAACTATTAGATATTTGAAAAGGAAAGATGAACCCAAAAAAATAATCCTTGATAAGATTCAAGCAAAATATGAATTGAGCAGGGAAGAAGCTAGAACAATTTATAAATCAGTAATAAACAAACAAAATGGAAAAAAACAATGAATTAATTTTCACAAGGGTAAGAGATGTTCAATTACCCAAAAGAGCAAATCAACATGATGCAGGAATAGACTTCTTCTGTCCAGTTCTAGATTCTGAATTAATCCAAAGAATCAATGAGATTAACAATAGTAAGAATGTTATAACAACTCCTGATTTTATTTTGGTAGCTCCTGGTGCAGATATAACAATCCCATCAGGGGTAAAAGTTTGGATAATGAATAAAGAATCTGCTTTAGTTGCAGCAAATAAATCTGGATTAGCAACAAAGTTTAGTATTCAATTCACTGCTCAAGTAATAGATGCAGATTACACTGGGGAAATTCATATTGGAATAAGGAATCATGGAAAAGACTTCTTTATGATTAAACCTGGTGCAAAGTTAATACAATTCCTACATTTACCAATCATATTATCAGATATCATAGAGGTAGGTAATGATGGGTATAATGATATTGTTGATGGGAAATCAGATAGGGGAGAAGGAGGATTTGGTTCAACTGGATTTTGATTATGGAAAATACAAATATACAACAAGAGTTAAATGATATTTATATCCCTGATTGGTATATTAAAGACTGAGTGATATGGATTCAAGAGATATAAAAGAAGAACCAAGTATTCCAAAAGATAATAAGTATCTGGAATCAATATATGAAATGCAAAAACAACTACTAGATAGTTATATAAGCATTGAAGGGTTACCAAAATACCCATTAAATATAAACACAAAAACCAATCAATTAATCCTAAAAGATTTTACTTCAAGGGTAATTGAGGAACTTGCAGAAGCTTATGAGAGTTTATTATTAGTGGAGGAATTAACAATAACAAAACAAAATTGGTTCACTATATCATCAACTTCAATTGATTCTTTTGTTGAATGTATGAATCATTTGCAAAATGCAAGTGAAGAAATGGCAGATGCTTTACATTTCTTCATTGAGTTGTTAATTTACACTAATATACAACCAGAAGATATTAATTCATACATTGAAAGTAAATTACCAAAGAATAAGAGACAAAACTTCTCAAATACACTTGAATATGGGATGGCATTGGGTAAACAATGGTTAACAAATATGAACCAAGTACCAGATGTAAAGAAGAAGAATTTGGTAAACTTAATTCATAAGTATGAACAAGTAAAGGTTGATTTTGATATACCAGAGTATAATATTAAACTTTTACATTGTGGTGAAGACTACAATTATGAACTTTATAATTCATACAAAAGTTATCTTTGGGATATAACCTATGAACTGAATATATCAAGGAATTTCCTTAAAAATAAACCATGGAAGCAATCTCAAATGATGACCAATGAATCAGCTTATCAAGAGGAGATAGTAAAGTCATTTATATTATTCCTTGGTACATTGAATATAATGGGAGTAAATGGAAGTAATCTGTATTATATTTACTTCAAGAAGAATAAGATAAACCAATTCAGAATAAAATCTAAGTATTAATGAAAAGTTTTGTATTTAAAACCGGAGATGAAGCTTGGGCAAGTATAAACAAAATGTTTATTGAACAAGATGAAAAATTAGGATTATTTTCTGATGGACAAGGGGCTTCAATAACTAATTCACTATATACTTATGGAATGTCAGTATTGATAGAAGAAGCCAAATTTGACCCAGAATTTGATTTTGGGAAGATAATGGGTTATACTCAATCTAAATGGAGCAGTTTATTAAATAACTATTTGGACCTTGATTCATTGGATAAATTAAAACTACAAATAAGGGAACTTGAAAAAAATAAAGCCATAAACAGAAATTATCATATTGGTTTTAATTTTGCAGATTCTCATGGTAATGGTAAAGGTTGCTTAGTTTCTGGGATGTTCTCAAGGATGATAGGTATTGATAAACCAAGGCTTACAATAGTAATGAGAGCTTCAGATGTTGTAACAAGGTTACCTTGGGATTTATTATTGGCTATAAGAATGGGAGAATATGTTTTTGGTCATACAGAGTTTACCATAGAATTATTTATCCGTTCAGCTTTTGCAGATGATACTAGTTTAATGCTTTATAATGGATATGAACCCATAGAACCCATCATTGAGAAAATAAAAAATGAAGAAAGGAGAAAGAAATTAAAGAAAGCATTAAAAAGAGTAAAGAAAGCATCAGAAAAAGGTGATGACCCAAAATATCAAGCTTATATGAGGGTATATAAGATATTCAGCCCAGAGAAATATGGTAAAGAATTTAAATCACTTTTTGCTAAGGATTGCATTATTGGTAATTGGGATGGAATACCATTGCCAGAAGTATGCCCCTCTATACTTGTAAGGAATCAAATAAAGAAGGTATACTTAAAATTTGTGAACAAGTATAACCTAAATATCTTTTCAAGTGTAGATACCAAAAAGAAACTGATAAAGTTTAAGGAAAGGGATGGTTCCATAACTGATTCAATTGAAGATTTAGGTGAAGAAGATGAATAACAATATAACCTGGTTTCCAGACTCTCTTCTAGCTTGGGAATACTTTAATGAAGTATTTTTAAGTGGGGAAGAGGGTCTTCCTTTTGTTTTTCAAAAAAATGCCACTTACTTATATGATGTGGTATTTGGTATAATGGACCCAAGATTACCAAGTAATATTGATTTTGGGAAGTTATTTAATTATTCACAAGCAAAATGGAGATTACTAGTATCTAATTACCTTGATGAGTTTGTTATAAATAAAACCAAGAGGGAAGTTACTGATTTACATAAAAAGGGCTTGGTATATAATTATTCAATGTCTTTTACTAATAACCATGGATGTGGTAAGAAATGCTTATTATCCATAGTTTTTAGTAAAAGATGTAAAGAAAATAATCCCACAATATCAGTTTATTTAAGGGCATCAGAAATAACCAAGAGGTTGATATTTGATTTTCTTTTTGTTCAAAGGATAGGGGAATATGTTTATGGTCATAATAACTTTAAAATGGTATTCCATATAAATCAGATGTTTAATGATAATACAGTATTATTAATGTATCATGCCCATAAGAATATTATAAAGCTTTTAAAGAAAAAAGAGGATAAAAGGAGTATAAAACTATTGGAAGATTTAAATACTTTTCTAGAAAAGCCAATAGATAGCATAAAATATAAAATACATAAAAGGGTTGCAAAAGTTTTACAAGAAGACATAAAAAAACCAGTTACATTAGTCAAGGATTGCAAATTACCATTCTGATAGTATTGAAATCTATTCTTATTAAACCAAACTTATTAAACTAAATAAATATGAGAATTTATGATGATTGTTATGAGTTGATGTCAGAGATGGGCAGAAACTTATGGGAAATGGGTTCTATAGTTAAACCCAAAACCTATCAAAATAAAGTTATTGAGGGTGATGAGAGTTTTATAACAAGAGAACTTATTTGTGAACAATATTGTTTAACAAGTTTAAATAATGTAGACAAGTTATTCATATATTCCAATTCAAAGGAATGGGCTGATAATGAATTCTTAGAAAGGATTAACAATGAACCATTAAATCCTGGTGGAGCTTGGACATTAAGAAAAGATATATGGGAACAATTTTTGGTAGATGGTAAATTTGATTATACCTATTCTGAAAGAATGTTTGATTCTTTAAGGTCAGTAATTAGTTTACTGAAAAATGACCCAGATACAAGAAAAGCAGTACTTCCAATTTTTAATGGGGAATATAACAATGATTGTAAATATTATGATGGTAGTAAACGTATACCATGTTCCATGTATTATGATTTTTTAGTGAGAGAAAATCAAAAAGGTGAAAAGGTATTAAATATTTGTTACCATCAAAGGAGTTCAGATTTTGTAACCCATTTTGGTAATGATGTTTATCTTGCATGGAAGCTTATGGAATTTGTTGCAAATAGAATTGGGGTAAAAGCTGGTTATCTATATCATACAATAGATTCTATACATTCTTATAAAAAGGATTGGATTTTATTAAAAACATCTCTAAATGATTTAAGAGGATATTAATAAACATGAAAACCAGGTACCATATAATAAAGAGTTACAGTGAATTAGAAAAGTTAGTAGAAGCATGCCTAAAAACTGGGTATGCTTCTGTTGACTTTGAAACTAATGCTGAACCTATATACAATGATACATTTAAACCAACCATATTATCAGTAACCTTTCAACCAGGTTCTGGGATATCAATACCATTACAACATTTTGAATGTAGTGAATCCCATATAAATAAAACATGGTTGGAATGGTTAACATATTTTGGTAGAAATGTAATTGAGAATCCAAATGTAGTAAAAATAGCTTGGAATTGGAAATTTGATAATCAGATATTCCAAAGATATAATATATATTCAAGGGGTACTGTAATAGATGGTATGCTTGCTAAATATCTTTTAAATGAAGAAAGACCAAATGGTTTAAAGGATATGGTAAGAAGATTTTTACCTGAGTTTTCTGATTATGAAAAATATGATTCCTTTGATTCAATACCTTGGTCAAAAAAACCATTAAAAAAGTTATGTGAATATGGTTGTATGGATACAGATTTTACTTTTAGATTATCCATATTCTTTGAATCATTCCTAATTAAAAAAGGGTTTTATAATTTATATAGGAATCTTATAATGCCAGCAAGTAAGGTATTACAAAGTGCTGAAAAGAATGGGTTACCATTTGATGTTGAATTGAATGTTAAACTAAGGGAAAAATATAATAATCTTATAAATGAATACAATACTAAATTAAGGTCAATAAGAACAGTTCAGAGATATCAAAATTATATAATAAAGAAAAGAAAAGAAGATTATATTGAAACTCTAGAAAGTGAAATAGAAGAATTAAGGGAAGAGGGAAAAGATAGACAAGTAAAAACAAGGGAACAAAAATTATCCAGAATAATAGCTGGGGAGTATACAACAAAAGCTGAACTAAAATTAATAGAGGAAGTAAACTTTAGTTCACAAAAACAAATGGTGGACCTATTATATAATTCAAATCATGGGTTCAAATTCCCAGTTATTGCTTATACAGTTGATAAACATAAAAAACCAACAAATAATCCATCAACTGCAGAAGATACTTTAATAAAACTAAAAGAACATGATAAATCTGGGTTTATAGATACTCTTTTGGATTTAAGGGGAGTACAAACCATAAATTCCACTTTTATTGTTGGACTAGGGGATTTGGTACAAAGTGATGGTGGGGTACACCCTACATTTCTTATCCATGGCACGGTTAGCGGAAGATTGTCAAGTAGAAATCCCAATGGTCAAAATATACCAAAGACCATGGTAAATCCAGATGTTAAATTGCAATTTATTCCCCCAAAAAATCAATTATTCCTATCTTATGACTATTCACAAGCTGAATTAAGAATATTAGCTCATTTAGCAAATGAGAGTACAATGTTGGAGTGGTTTAGAACAGGGAAGGATATCCACCTTGCTTCAGCTTGTAAAAAATATCATGAAGATTATAATGAGATAATAAAGATATATCAAGATGAACAACATCCAGAATATAAATTATGGAAAAAAAGAAGAAAGGAATCTAAGACCATTAACTTTGGGATTGTATATGAACAATCTGCTGGAAAATTAGCTGAAAGTTTATCAACCCCAGAAGAACCAGTATCAAAAGAAGAAGGACAACAATTTCTTGATGAATTTTTTCAAACTTTTCCCAAAATAAAGAGGTTTATAGATAGACAACATAAGTTCATGGAAAAACATGGATATTGTGTTTCTTTATTTGGTAGGAGAAGAAGATGCCCAAAAGTATATTCAGAAAACTATGGGGAATATTTGGAAGCATTAAGACAATCAACTAATGCCCCAGTCCAAAGTGCAGCATCAGATATGGCATTGTTTGCTTCAGTAATTGTATATGGTAAAGTAAAAAAAGGGGAATTACCACCAATGAAAGAAGTAAATACAGTACATGACTCTGTATATCAATTTATTTTACCAAAATATATTACCCCAGATACAATCTATAATATTTGGGATATATGCAGGAACCCATCTACAAAAGAATACTTTGGATTTTCAATTGATGATGTAGATATGTCAATGGATTTTACAATTGGAAGAAATATGGCAGAAGAATTACCATATATCCCTGGGTATGATTATAATAAATTATTGAGGGAGGATTTTGATATAGATGAGTATTACAGGGAATATAATAAATACAGAGATATACCTATATCTGATTATCCAAAGAAATTCAAAAAATACTTTAAGGAATCATGGAGAAAAAGGTAAAATTAAGTGAGATAGATGATAATATAATAAAGGTAAAATATAAAGGTAAAACCCTTATTATAAATATTTCAGAAGAACTTTCAATTAATGAAAATATAATAAACAGTCAATTAAAAAATATTCCCTCTAACTATGCTTTTTTATGCTCTATACGTGATGATTATATTAAAAAAAGAGATATATTAGAAAGGGAAAAAGACTTTGCATATAGTGAAGCTTGGTTGTTTTATAAAACCTCAGATAATAAAATGAACAATGATACAGTATCCCACAAAGCTTTGACTAATAGAAAATATAGGTCTATTGAGGATAAATATTTAAAAGCTGTGGATAAAGCAAATAGGTTAATAAGTATATGCAAAGCTTATGAATCAAGAGAAAGAATAATACAAACTATATCAGCAAATCTAAGAAAACAACAATAAAAATAATTTAAATTATGAGAGTAGATTTAAACCTTATTAGTTCATCAGTTGCAAAAGAACTTAGTAAACATTTAGTAGGTTTACCATCAGAAAACCGAGTATTATTGGCATTACCAGATGAAGAAAAGAAAGTAGGTAGTATTATATTACCAGGAAATGTTACTGAAGGAGTACCTAAATTAGGTGTTATAGTAAAAAGAGGTCCTATAACTGAAGAATATAATAGTTATTTGGATTCAATAGAAATTGGTAATATAATATTTTTTGGTAATTATGCTGGTAAAGAGATAGAACCTTCATTTACAGAGAATTATGAAATACCAAAATTGAAATTCACAGTACTATCTTTAAATGAGATTATATATTGGGAACCTCAAAATAATTAAAATATGGAAAAGAAAAAAGTTAAAAAACCATCATCAACAATGAGTACAAGAGAAAGGATGATGGCAAGAAAAAAACAATTTGAAACAAAGGGTTCTAATTCTGGTATAATTTACCCAAAAGAGGGTACAATGAGATTAAGATTAATATCTCAGGGACCAGATAAAGAACTTGGTTTAGAAATTATTCAATTCTATTTGGGTAAAGAAAAAGGTGGTATAATTTCACCAGCTACTTTTGATGAACCATGTCCATTCATGGAAAAATATAGGGAACTAAAATCCTCATCAGATGAAGATGACCAAAAGTTAGCAAAAAATCTTTCCCCAAGAAAAAGATATATAATGGGTTGTACCTGTTATAAAGATAATAATGGAAAGGAAATAGACCAAGATAGGATTAGAAAACCAATATTATTCCCAAATTCAGTTTATAGGGATATAACTGATTTATACCTTGATGAAGATGATTGGGGAGATATGACTGACCCAGAAAATGGTTATGATATTAAGATAACAAGGTCAGGTAATGGGTTAATGGACACTACATATTCAGTATCCCCATGCCCGAATAGGAAGCCCCTAAAACCAAAATACGTAGAAGATATGGATTTAGAGGAAATAATAAGGGGTCATATAAAATCTTATGACGAATTGGAGGAAATGCTAGATGAGTATTTAAATGGGTCATCAAGTTCAAAAGATGACGATGATGACTTACCAGTAAAACCAAAGAAAAAAGATAAGGATTCAAGTAAAAAGAAGAAAAAGAAGAAGAAAGAAAAGACTTATGATGACGATGATGACTTACCATTTTAATTAGTTTGAGATAATTCCTTTTCTATAAAGCCAGGGTAATTAATATTCTGGCTTTATTTTTCTAAACCTAAAAAAAAATAACATTATGACAATTGAAGATTTGAAACTTTTAGTAGAAAAACACCATGAAAGCATTATTCATGATATTGAAGCTTTAATCCTTGAATATAAAACTAGACCATTGCCTAAAACTGGTTATAAATATAGAAGAAATATATATGATAAGTTACAAGAAAAGAACCTATTATCCCCAGACAAATTATTAAATACCACTTTACATATATTAAGTAGGGAACAAGTAGATTTATCTTCAACAGAAAGAAGGGAATTATTACAATTGATAGTACCAGTTATTTATAAGTATAACCAAAATAATGATTAACCATGGCAACTAAGAAAAAAGTTGGTATAAAAGTTCCAACAAAAAATGAGATATTGAAAAAGTATGGAAGCATGATAATCCAAGCTTCTGATACAAAAGAACCAGGGTTATGGTTACCATCTACTTTCTTTAATCTTAATTATACATTGGGTGGTGGTTTTCCTTGGGGGAAAGTAACCGAGATAGCTGGTGAAGAGAGCTCTGGCAAGGCAGTTCCACTTGATGCGCTTGTACTTACTTCTACAGGTTATAAATTAATGGGGGAAATTACCTTAAATGATAAGGTAATGGACCCAGTAACTGGGGACCCAATAGATATAATAGGGATTTATCCTCAGGGTTTAAAAGATGTATACAGAATAACTTTTAAAGATGGTACATCAACAGAATGTTCAGATGAACATTTATGGGAAGTACAGTTCAGGTCTCATTCAGAGTATAAATCTCAAGTATTAACTGTAAATGAAATACTTAAAAGAGGATATAAAAATAAGAGGGCTAGTGGGAAAGGTAAGTATAAATATAAATATACTATACCAAATACAGTTCCAATTAACTTTGAGAAAAGGGATTTACCTATACACCCTTATATATTGGGTTATATACTAGGTGATGGTAGTTTAACTCATTCTAATTATATAAGGTTTAACGTAGGGTTAGAGGATGCAGAATCTTTTAAAGAAAATATTAGTAAGTTCTTAAAAGAAGGTGCTACTTTAGAGGATAAGGGGGTATATGAAAATCCATTTGGTAAAACCCACAGATTTATACTTAAAGGATATGGGGAAGAAGTAAAAGCTTTATGCCTTGAAGGTAAACTATCAGAAGATAAGTTTATACCAGAAGATTATTTATGGTCAGATGTTGAAGATAGGATATACTTATTAGCTGGACTATTAGATTCAGATGGTACAATTGGTAATTTACAAAACCACAAAACCAAATATTCCTCGAGATTTAGGTTTTCTTCTCACTCATCAAAATTAATATCCCAACTAATCCAATTGGTAAGGTCTTTGGGGGGATTTATTACTGAGCCATCCACCAAATTAAGAGAAAGACAGTTTGAAGGATATGAAAAGAGAATCTCTAAAGAAATAAGAACTGGTGGAAGAGTTGATTTTAACCCCTTTATGCTTAAAAGGAAGCATGAACAGTATCAGATTAAATTAACTTCTCAATCCAAATCTTTCTCTTATAGAAGAGCGATAACCAATATAGAGTATATTGGTAAAAGAGAATGCCAATGTATCAAGGTAGCTTCGGAAAGAGGGTTGTTTATGGTAAATGATTTTATAGTTACCCATAATACTTTGATAGCATTAAATGCAGCTTATGCTTGCCAACAATTAGGGGGTTCTGTAATATGGGTAGATGCTGAACAATCCTGGATGAATTCTTGGGCAGAATTAAATGGTATAGACCCAAATAAAGTAACTGTAATAAGAGATACCAGGATAGAATATATATCAGATGCAGTAGCTGATGTAGCAATATATTTAAGGTCTCAATTAGTTAATAATGAACCAATATTATTAGTAGTGGATTCAGTAGCTGCAATCGATTGTTCAGATAATATAGATTCTAAAATGGTAGATGGTAAAGCTGAAATGGGTGGAAGAGCAAAAGCTTTATATAAGTATTTTAGAATAAGAAGTGAGTTATTTTATAAATTGGGGGTAACCCAAATTTATATAAATCAATTAAGAACAGCTTTAAATATTGGATTTGGTAAAGATAATACTTGTTTACATTATAATACAATGATACCTTTTGTTGATGGTACTTCTATGAGAATAGGGGATATTATTAAAAATAGGGTATCAAAGGAAGTTTGGAGTTATAATGAAAGTACTGGTGAATTTGAACCAAAACCAATAGTTGATTGGGTAGTAAAATCTGAAACTAAAAAATGGATTCAATTTAAAACAGAAGGACCAGAAACCATTAATGGTTTTAATGGTTTTACTTGTACACATACTCACCATTGTTTAACTAATCATGGTTGGAAAAAAGCAATAGACATTGATATAAATGATAAATTAATATCCAAACAAAGGAGAGTTATAAATGGTACATTAAAGGATTTTCTTTGGGGAACTATACCTTTTGATTGCTCTTTATTCAGTAATCATGGTAATTATACTACAAGACTTACATTTAGTAATGGTAAACAGGAAGATTATCTTGTGTTTAAAACTGAGATGATAAGCAGGGCTTTTCCAATGAAAATGAAAAGTAATAATCCAAGTAAATGGGTTACAAAAGTTGGTTATACTGAATTACAGGAAATATATGATAAAATAGGTAAAGATAGAGACCCATTAAAATTGTGGGATTTATCAAAACCATTACCACCAATTACTTTAGCTGTATGGTATATGGATGATGGTCATAAATATAATAATGTTACTGTTGGTATATCAATTTCACCAAGAAGGACAAATATTAGTAAATTATCCAAATATTTATCAGATATATGTGGTTTAGATAATAAAATATATGACCACGGTATAAAGTTTACTAATGAAGGTTCAAAAAAGTTGATGGAACAAATCCAAGAGTATGTTATAGAGTCAATGCAATATAAAATGTTACCAGGATATACCGGTAAATATAAACCATACCATTTGGAATTTAAAGAAAAATATATACCAATAGAAGTTGGTATCATATCCATAAATAAGGAATTCAATTCCAAAAATAGAAGGTTTAATAGAGGTTATAAGAGAAAAAAATATGATATTACTATACCTGATAATCATAATTTTTTAGCTGGTTCTAAAGAACAGGGTATAGTGGTACATAATACAACTACAGGTGGTGCTGCATTGAAATTCTATGCCTCAATAAGGATAGCTTTTTATTCAGGTAAAACTATAACCATAAAAAATAAAGGTAAAGAAAGGAAAGCTGGTAAATTAGTTACAATTAGGGTTTTAAAGAATAAAGTTGCTCCCCCAAGACCAACAATCTCCAAAGTACCAGTATTCTTTAATCCAAAATTCCATGAAGTTGGTTTTGATAGATGTTTTGGATTAGAAGATGTTTTTGTAGAGAATGATATAATAGAGAAATCTTCTGGGGGGGTTTATAAATATAAAGGTAAAGTATTATGCAGAGGAGAAGAAAAATTCCAGAAGCTAATAGAAGAAGATGATGAACTAAGGAGAAAGCTTCTTAAGAAAGCTGGAATAAATACTATTGGTTCAACTAAAAAACAATTAGAGAGTTTAAAAGAGAATTACTACCCAGTAGATGATTCCATAGAATATGAATCTTATGGCGAAGAAGACGAAGAGAGTGAAGAGTAGAGATAAACTACTTATGATAATAGATGGTTCTAATTTAGCACATAGAGCTTATCAAAAATTTGAGAATCTAAAAGCAAGTAATGGTAAAAAAACTGGTCTAATATATGGGTTTATGAGATTACTTAATTCATATATTATTAGGTTTAACCCAACATATGTTCTAGTAACTTTTGATA